GCCTCGAGGCGGTAGACGGGACGTGTCCGCATCCGTCCGCGCGACAAGTCGACGCGACGGTCCTCGGCGGACCGCCCCAGGTCGTGTGTTTGGTCTGCGGGGAATCGCGCTTAGGGACGGTCGAATGACGCGGACCCCGTCGACGGTCTACGCGGTCGCCCAGTGCATCCGCCATACGCGCGGACTCGTGACGACCGCGGAGAAGTGGATCGCGTCGACGCCTCCGGACCAGCTCGCGGCGGAGTGCGCGGAAGTGATTCGGTTGGTCCGCGGCATGTTGTTGGAACTGGAAACCACGTTGCGCACGTCCCGGTCGTCGACCGCGCCGTTGACAACGACTCCCATCAATGACCGGCCCGCATCGGCCGCCCGGTCCGGACGATAGGACTGGAGCACGTCATGGCATTCGCAGGGATACGCGCCTTTCTGCAAGTGGACGACAGCGCGGGAACGCCCGTCGACATCAGTCATTTCCTCGATGGCATCACGCCGTCCAGCGACACGGACGAACTCGACGGGACGACGTTCCAACCGGGCGTCGCCGCGCCGACGAAAGAGATCATTGCGGGATTCCGGACCCGCGCGTTGTCGTTGTCGGTGAAGTGGACCCCCGCGGCGGAAACGTTCTTTTCCGGGATTGAAGGGAAATCCGGGCTCGACTACGCGTACGGCCCGCTCGGCAAGGACCTCGGCATGACCGGGATTTCGGGCGTGTGCAATTGCCTGTCGTGGACCGGTCCGGTCTCGACGGTCGACGGGGTCATCACCGGGACCGCGGAGCTCCGGTGCTCGACGCGCGTCCTCGGCACGTTCGACGCGTCCGGGGCAGTCACGCCCGCGGTCCAGGCAACCGGCGCGACCGCGGGGACCCCCGGCAGTTTTACGCCAGCCGGGGCGTCGACTCCGGCGAATCAGGCCGCCATGACGACCGTGACCGCGAGTCCCGCGTCCGCGTGGACAACGGGCCAGTACGTGGCGACCGGTGACGCGCAGCACTGTTTCTGGAACGGCACGGCGTGGATCGTCGGGAACGCGCCGTAGGTACTCGAGTACCCAACTCCGGGTCCGGATAGGCCGCCAGTCCGGACCCGCACTTGGAGGAATGACCGATGGTCTCCATCGACTTCGACAAGCCCCGCCAGCTCCGGTTTGACCTGGCGGCAATTCGTGACCTCGAAGCGGCGATGGGCGGGGAACCGCTCGGCGTCGTCGTGGATCGACTCGCGAACCTCGGCGTCAACGCGTTGATTCTCGCGTTGTGGGCCGGACTCAAGCACGAGGACCGCGCGTTGACCCCGCACCTGGTCACGGTCCGCCTCGAAACGTATCTGAAGAACGGCCGGACCCTCCGCGCGTTGGCGGACGGGATCAATGACGCGTTGGAGGAGTGCGGGCTATTCAAGGCGGCCGTCGACGAGACCGCCGACCCTTCTCCGCCGACGCCCGCGGCCGCGTGACGTGGGCGTTCCGGACGTGGCTGACCTGGGCGGAAGCGTTCGGACTGGGCGAACTCCGGTTGACCCCGGACCCGTTCTGGCGGTTGACCCCGCGGGAGTTCGAACTGATGCAAGACGGGTTCTTCCGTCGGGAAGATCGCGCGTGGGAACGGATCGCGACGTTGGGACTATGGGTCCTCGCGCCGTACTCAAAGAAGAAGCTGACCCCCGCGCAACTCCTGGGCCGGAGTCGTCTAAAGACCCTGCCGACGCGTCCGGTCGTCGAGGGCGCATCGGAGGCGGACCCGGGGACCGCGGACCTGGAGGCCGCGGAACGTGCGCGGGTGCTGGCCCAGGCGATGGCATGGGCGGAGGACTGACCGGTGGCTAAAGTCACGATGACGTTGACCGGGATGAACGTCCTCCAGTCCGCCCTGGTCAAAGCCCCGGACCAGGTCCAGGTCCGCGCGGGGGACGCGGTCCTGAAGACCGGGTTCGCGATTGCCCAACGCGCGCGGACGTTGGTCCCGGTCCGGACGGGTCGGTTGAAGGGCGCGATTGCGTCCGCGACGCGCGGGACATCCGGGCGCGTCGGACTGTCCGGGGGACCGGAGGTCCATTACTGGCGCTATGTCGAGTTCGGGACCCGTTACATGCCCGCGCGTCCGTTCTTCCGGCCGGCCGCGGACGCGGAGTCGACCGGGTTCGTCGACCGCATCCGCGCGATTGGTCCCGCGCTCGAACGAGACCTGTCCACGTCCCGACTGGTGTAACTGATGGCCGGCCCCATTGCCACGCTGACCGTTCGAGTCTCCGCGCAGATTTCGGAGCTCCAGAAGTCGTTCGCGGACGCGAACAAAGCGACGAAGGAGTTCCAGGACAATTTCCAGGGCATGGCGACCGCGGCCGCCACGGTTGGGACGTTCCTCGGCAACGTCTTCACGAAAATCGCCAGCTCGATTGTCTCGACCCTCGGCGGGGCCATCGCGGACGCGGTCAAGTATGCGCAGCAGTTTCAGAACGCGTTCCTCGGCTTGTCGGGAGTCGCGACCGCGTTCGGGAGTTCCGCCCAGGCGGCGACGGTCGCAGCCAAAGGGCTCGCCGCGGACGGGATGATGCCGCTCGCGAACGCGGCGACCGGGTTGAAGAATCTGTTAAGCGCGGGATTCAATCTGGAACAGTCGACGCGGTTGATGGAGGCATTCAAGGACTCCGCGGCGTTCGGTCGACAGGCGTCGTTGTCGTTCGGGGACGCGGTCACGACCGCGACGGAGGGCATCAAGAACCAGAACAGCGTCCTCGTCGACAACGCGGGCGTGACGAAGAATCTGTCCGTCATCCTGAAAGAGTCCGGCTACACGATGCAGGACCTCTCGGACAAGACGAAGGGCGCGGGCGCGCGACAAGCCCTCTACAACGGCATCCTGAAAGAGACCGCGGCCCAAACCGGCGACGCGGCGAAAGCCTCGCAGACCTACACCGGCGCGATGGCGGCGATCAATTCCGCGTATGTCTCGCTCCTCGCGCAGTTGGGTGAGGCGGTCACGAAGAACAAGGCCGTCCAGATTGTCCTCGTCCTGGTGTCCGACGCCATGCGGGCCGTCCAGGGCTGGCTGTCGTCGAACAACCGCGGGTTCGAAATCGTGGCGAAGACGTTGGGGTTCGTCATCACCGTCATCGCGAACGTCATTGAGGCGTTCGACGAACTCCAACGACGGATGGCCCAGGTCGACAAGAACGTCCGCGGGAGTCTCCTGAATCTCGTCAAAGGGATTTCGGAAATCTACGTCTTTCTCCAGAAGATCGAAATCCAGACACAACGTCCGTTCCGCGCCATGGGCGGGGCGCGCGGGGCGGAGGCGTCGAAACTCATCGAGGCGGCGAAGTCGAACATCCGCGCGGTCGAGGGATTCGCGTCGAAGATGGAGAAGGACATCGCCGCGACGCAAGCGAGTTCCGCGGCGATGACCGCGTCGTTGACTCCGGTCGTCGCAAAGCTCCGGGAGACCGCCAAGGCCATCGAGGACTCCAAAGGACAGATGGTCGAGCTCGGCGAGGCGACCAAACCCAACAAGGTCAACCAGGGCGGGCCGGCCGCGCTCACGAAGGAAGCGATCAAAGCCCAGAAAGCGTTCAAGAAAGTCGTCGACGAGATTCACGCGTTCGAGGCCGGCGCGGGGGTCGTCGACTTCTCTCGCATGTTCGACTGGAACAAGGCGGTCCAGAACGCGAAGCTGATGGCCGCGCAGATCACCCAGGAGTTGAACAGCATCCCCGGATTCGAGAAGGACATTCCCGTCGTCGACATGGGCAAAACGTTGGGCTGGAACTCCAACGCGTCGAAACAAGCCTTCACGATCTTTCGGGCGGACCTGGACAAACAGATCAAACAAGCGGCGACCTCCGTCCGTCCGGTCTTCGAACAACTCGCCATCGACATCCCGCGGATCATGGGCGAGGCGTTCTCCCGCGGGGACAATATGTGGGCGGCCGCGGCGACCGGGGCCGCGGACCTGTTCGCGAAGACGTTCGCCGACCGGTTGAAGCGCGCGAAGACCCCGGGCGGGATTCCGTTGACCGGTGGCGAGAAGATGATGGGTCTCGCCGCGTCCGGCCTGTCCGGGTTCATGGGCGGCTATTCGATGGGCGCGCAGGGCGGAACCGCGAAGGGCGCGCTGGGCGGAGCCGCGACCGGGGCGATGACCGGGTTCATGACCGCGGGTCCCATCGGCGCGGCCGTCGGCGGGATCGCGGGACTCGTCGGGGGCATCTTCGGCGGGAAGAAGAAAGCGAAGGAGGAACGGGCCGCGCTCGAGGCGAACAAGAAAGCCCTGCTCGACCAGTACGGCGGGATGAAGAATCTCCAAAAACTGGCGTTGTCCCTGGGCGTCGACATCCAGAAAGCGTTCGACGCGAAGAAGCCCGCCCAGTTCACCGCCGCGGTTGACGAGCTGAACAAAGCCCTCGAAGACCAGAAGAAACGGATCGAAGGATTGAACAACGCGGTCGAAGGACTCAACGCGCGCGCGACGATTTTCGGGACGAAGTTCCAGACGATTCTCGACGCGAAAGCGCCGGAGGGCGCGGACAAGAAAGCGACCGCCGCGTTCAACGCGGGACAGGCACAGAAACTCGCCGCGCTCGCGCAGAGCTCCGGGGACGAGTTCGACCGGTTGGGACTCATCGCGCGCGACACGTTCGCGGGACTCGTGAAGGAGAACGGGAACGCCATCGAAGCCATGCAAGCGATGGCCCCGACCCTTCAGACGTTGACCGACGGGGTCGACAAATTCGGACTCACGGCCAGCACCGTCACCCAGGACATGATCGACAATTTCAAACTGGTCAACGACGCCGCGTTCAAACCCCTGTTCGATACCATCGCCGCCGACGGACAGGTCCTCCGCGGACTGTTCGACGCGAAGGCGCTATCCCCGGAAGGGTTCCAAGCGCTCGCGACCGACATCGGGACGAGTATTCAGGGCATCGTCGACAAGGGCGGGGACATGGCGAAGACCCTCGCGCTGAGTCAACCGGTCCTCCAAACGCTGTGGGAAGCCCAACAACAATACGGCGCGGTCACGGATGACACGACCGCGGCGATCCTGAAACAAGCGGAGGAACAGGGCATCGTCGGCGAAGCGATGAAGGGGACGAACGAGAAGATTCTGGATGTCCTCCTCGCGATTGGGGACGTCCTCGGCGCGAAGATTCCCGCGTACTTCGACGCGTTGAAGAAACCCGCGGACGACGCGGCGTCGAGTATTGAAGGGTCGTTTGCGAAGATTGACATCCAGCCCATCGAGGTCCCGTATCGCTACAAACAGGAGGGCGGCGGACTGCCCAGCGGGAACAGCGCGACCACGGAGGGCGGGACGCTGACCGTTCCCGCGTTGGCGGGCGGCGGGATTGTCA